GATAAATCTCTAAATTGTCCCATAGGACTTATAGTAATTTTTGTATTACTATAACCAGTAAAGAATCGGTTAGAATCCGTATCTCTATGGTTTTATCATGCCTCAGAATCTGAGGATTACATGATGAGGTTTATACGCCTTAAGTATAAGATTTTAAATGCTCAATGAAGAAAACTTATATCAAAATTCTTTGAAGAATAATGATTTTAGTCTTTCCTTCGATTGATACATCTAAATACCTTCGTCCACTATTTAAAGTAATATTTAAATTACTTAAAAATAATGGAACTATCTATACAATCAAATATCTAAAAAGAGTAAGACTACATTGTACAAGATACATATGTGGTCATCCTCTTTTTACTAATGATATGATGATTGGTATAGATAAAGAAGGTTGACCAAAAGTTTTCTCCTTCCTGAAACCACTAGTAGATGGCAATCTAGAATCCCTCAAATATTTGTTTACAATTCTTAACTTCACAAGAAGTTGAGATTTAACAAATAAAGAGTGATCTAGAATCAAACCTGATTACGATAGTATAACAAATGGACCAAAAATGACCCATATTATACCATCAGGTGTAATCAATAAGTTTGTTCAAGAATATAGATTAAAATCTACACATCCTGAGTTTAACAAGTTAAAAGATGTTTATCTTTCAACAAAAGCGGGACCTAATGGTCCTGCTACTTTGTCAGCTCAGCAAGATTTGTTAAATTTTGACTATCCAATGATGGATAGATTATTCAAAATTACAACAAATGATGGGATAGATTTCTTTTCTAAAAATTATTCGGAAGCCTTTAATAAAATGATCAAACCTTCAAAGTTAAGAACTTTGGGTAAGATTTCATTTGTTAAAGATCCGGAGTGTAAGTTAAGAATAATTGCGATTAGTGATTACTTTTCACAATTATATCTTAAACCTATACACAATAAGATAATGAATAAACTTCAAAATCTTCCTTGTGATAGAACTTATACTCAATCCCCATTTCATCAATGGGAGATTAATAATGAGAGCTTCTGATCCTTGGACTTAAGTTCAGCAACTGATAGATTTCCTGTAGAATTACAGAAAAGACTTATGGCTAGAATTTTCGATATGAAACTAGCCCAAGCCTGACAATCTATCCTTCAAGAAAGAACTTTTAGTACACCAGAAGGTTATCAGTTACGTTATGCAACTGGTCAACCAATGGGTACTTATTCTTCTTGAAGTGTCTTCACCTTGACTCACCACTTAGTTGTGTACTATTGTGCACAACTATGTGGATACAAGAACTTTGATCAATATATAATTCTTGGAGATGACATTGTCATTAAAAATGATAAAGTCGCCAAGAAGTATATAGATATAATCAAAGCTCTTGGAGTTGAATTATCTTTGCAAAAAACACATGTATCTACAAATACATATGAATTTGCTAAAAGATGAATTCAAGAGAGTCATAACCGTGAGATAACTGGACTACCACTTGGAGGTATCCTAAGAAATATAAATAATCCTAATATTGTTTTTACAGTATTATATGATTATTTTAAAATCAAAGGAAACTACCTTCCAAGTAGTACCAATTCTTTAGTAGATTTGGTTAATTCCTTTTATCATAAATTGATACTAAGAAATAATAAATATTTCAAGTTATCAAATTCTATGATTACATCCCTTCAGAATTTCTCCTTGATGTTAGATGTAATATTTGGATATTATTCTTACGATAAGATTAGAAATCTTTTTGCAAGAAATATAACATCCTTAGATTACAATATTCCAAATGATGATACAATCCTTTCCGAATTGAAAAGGGTATTATCACATGGACTAAGATCAAGACTTTTAGAAATGAATGTTAAATTAATTAATTCTCCTAAGACATTAATATCAAAATTTGATGTCGAAGATAAGAATTCATTAAATAACAATCCAATATTCTTGGCCATCTATAACACATTATCTAGATTTAGAGATATAAAATTGGAGGATCTTAATGATCTCCATAATATCTCTAAAGAGATATGTGATTTAAATATCGACTCAATATTCAATAAGGAAAGAAACAAAATTCAATCCTTAATTGAAATTGGAAAGATATTAAAAGATGGTTTCAAATATATCAATAGTACCACTGAAGTATATTATGGATCAGCTACATTAACTGATTCATTTACTTTAGAGGGTACTGGTAAGATCATTATGTCTAATTTAAAGACAAGTGAACTTACAGATATAATTGAAGGTACATACACAGAACCACAAATAGGTGGTTATGCTAGTATGTGAGAAAACTTCAAGATGTAGGAATCGATAATGACGAATCATTATCTCCACTAACCATAGTGGGGAAC